CCTGGAATCTCAACCTGACGCATTTTGTCAGGCTTGCTACTCCGCTGCATCCGATCATGGACAATATTTACGTGGATACGTTCCACTTTTTCGTTCCCTACCGCGTCCTTTGGACCAACTGGGAAAAATTCTGTGGTGCTCAGGACAATCCGGCTGATGATATCGACTTTACGATTCCGGCGTGGGCAACCGGGACAACGGTAGATCTGACGCAAAATAACACGGCGGACTATCTCTGCGATTATATGGGATTGCCGCACGGGGCTTCCGTGAATATGTCCGAAATATCCGCGCTCCCGTTTCGCGCCTATAACAAAATCTGGAATGATTGGTTCCGAGACGAGAACCTGCAGGACAGTTTGACCGAGAACACAGGTAACGGCCCGGATAATGGCGCTACCGATTACGTTCTTAAGAAACGCGGTAAACGTCACGACTATTTTACGTCGGCCCTTCCGTGGCCGCAAAAAGGCGACGCTGTCGACCTTCCGCTGGGAACGTCCGCGCCGGTCGGGACTACTGCAGCGGACAACGCGACGGTAAAAATACGCGACTTCAGTCATGCGACCGACGCGATGGCGTTCGATAGCGCCGGCGGCGTTAATGATCCGGTGCTATACGATGATGGCGGCGCGACCAGCGGCGAAGAAAACCTTTATGTCGATCTGTCCGAAGCAACGGCCGCAACAGTCAATGATGTACGCTTGGCATTTCAAACTCAGCGCTTACTCGAAAGAGATGCACGCGCAGGCACCAGGTACGTCGAAACACTCCATGCACACTGGGGCATCAATAACTATCCCGACGCGCGCCTTCAACGTCCCGAGTATCTCGGCGGCGGGTCCAATCCGATCAATATCACTCCGGTCGCGCAGACGTCCGCACAGCCAACCCCGGTGGCAAACGATAAACTCGGCGAACTCGCCGCGTTCGGTACCGGGTCTGGGAGCTCAGGCTTTACAAAATCATTCGTCGAACACGGCGTTATTCTTAGCCTGATTAATGCCAGGGCGGATATCACTTACTCCCAGGGACTCGACCGGTACTGGTCGAAGTCAACACGCTACGACTTCTGCTATCCCGTTCTGGCCGGAATAGGCGAACAATCGATTCTCAATTCCGAGATCTACTATCAGAACGACGCCAATGACGATCTCGTCTACGGCTACACAGGCCGCTACGACGAATATCGCCATATTAATTCGCGGCTCTCGTCACTCATGCGACCGGATAACGCGGCTTCATTGGACGTATGGCATCTGTCCGAAGAGTTCAGCAGCCTACCGTCCTTGGGCGACACGTTCATCCAGTCCAATACAGGAACCCCCCTCGATCGTGCGATTGCAATAAGCAGCGAGCCGCACTTCATCGCCGATCTGTGGTTTAACATCAAAGCTGCTCGGCCTCTGCCGCTCTACGGCGTACCCGGCAAACTGGATCACTTCTGATGACTATCACCGTTCCCGTCCAAGGCGCGCCTCCTAAGCAATCGAAAATTCCGTGGGGGAGCATAATAAATGCTGGTGCCAGCATTATCGGAGGATCAATAAGTGCATCCGGTCAACGCGATGCCAACGCCACCAATATCGAGCTGGCTCGAGAAAACCGCGCATGGCAAGAGAAAATGTCCAATACGGCGGTGACCAGGCGAATGGCAGACCTTAAGAATGCCGGCATTAACCCGATACTGGCCGGCAAATACGACGCTTCCACCCCGGCCGGCAATATAGCGACCGTCGGTAACGTCGGCGCGGCCGGGATAACAGGCGCCGCATCCGGCGCCAGCACCGCGAAAGAAGCGTCCCTCGCAACACTCACTCGCAAAACAATGAGACAACAGCTGGATAACATGGCGGCCACGGAGTTGGCGACCATGGCGACCACGGGAAAAATGAACGTGGAAAACAACAACCTGCTCAAAATGGGCGACCTGCTGGACGCACAGATCCCCGGCGCAGAAGCCGAAGCGAAATTCTGGAAAGATCTCGAAGGTGGTAAACTCGATGGCGCTGCTAAAGGCGTCCAATGGATTGCGCCGCTACTCAAAATACTACGAGGAAACTGACATGGGCATGATCCCCCAAAAGGAAAAAGACTACTCCGACGGCCGCACTGACCAGGGCTTCAAGGGAAGCACCGACATTAATCGCCTGCTGGCGAAAGCGGCCCGCTCGGGAACACTCTCACACCTGCAGCAATACCAGGGCAATTATGGCGACTTTTCTGGCTTCGACTTCATGGAAGTCCAGAACAAAATAGCGCGAGGCACGCAAGTGTTCGAAGCGCTCCCCGCCGAAGTACGGCGGGAATTCAATCAGTCGCCCCAAGAATTCTTCGAATTCGCTAACGATCCCGACAACCGGGATCGTCTTGGCGAGCTGCTTCCTGCACTCGCCAAACCCGGCACTCAGCTGCCGAATATGCGCCCAGGCGCACAAAAGACGCCGTCAGGCGTCGCAAGCGAGCCTCAGGCGAGCGAAAACAAAGCCCCTGCCCCTCCTACAGGGGAAGGCGCGGAAAGCGCCGCAGAGGGCGAATAGAAGCTGCGACACTTCATGCAGACTTCTTCTAAAGGCCACCGCAAGGTGGCCTTTCTACATCAGCCAGTTCCTACTACTTGATGGGAACTGGCTAGGTGACACCAAAAGGACGAAAAACAGCGATCAATTCGCCCCGTCCTTGTCACCGACAGGGGGCACTAAAGCCCCCCCAACCCCCCTGGCAACTACCCGAGCGCCACGACCTATGCGTAGCGCAGCGAAGCGGGGAGTAGGCGCGAGGGCCCAGGGGTAAAAAAACAAACAAACAAAAAAACAAAAAGGGTCGTAGACGCACCGACTAAAGGCAGCGTCCCTTGCAAAAACGAGCCAAAGCGAGTAAAAAACACCTAACGCTCTCCGCGTTGGGTTGCCGGTACCGGCTTTTTTCCACAGGAGCAGACATGCGACATCGCAAACGCAGAACCAAACCCTTCGGCAAATATGCCGGATCACACCGAAAAAACCGTATGACACGCCGCACTGTGCGCGGCGGGACCCGGCTCTAAAATGTGGGCTGCTTCAGCCCGCTAAAAGGATTCCGCGATGTCACAACAAACGGGATCGTCTTCAAACGAACGTCGCACACGTTCGAAAAAATGGAAGTGGCTTGTGGCCAGTGCCTTGGTTGCCGGCTGGATAGGTCTCTCATGTGGGCTATGCGGATCGTTCATGAAGCCGATCTGCATGAAGATAACCACGGCAATTGCTTCGTTACCCTGACCTACCAAGAACCAGATGAAGCAACCGACGAAGAATATAAAAACGGCCATTACTTACCGTCGCCTCCGACGCTGGTTAAAAGCCACGTGCAAAAATTCATCAAAAGACTTCGCAAGAAATTTCCTCAAAAAATCCGATATTTCTACTGCGGAGAATACGGCGAAGAATCTGGCCGTCCTCACTACCATTTGTGCCTCTTCAATGTCTCGTTCAGAGACCAACAACTCTGGAAAGATGACGAGGGCAAATACACGTTCTACTCTGAAACCCTTCAATCTCTGTGGCCCTATGGCTTTACAACCGCCGCTGAACTCAATTTTGAAACAGCTGCGTATACAGCGCGCTACTGCCTCAAGAAAGTTTGCGGACCGGCTGCGCAATGGCACTATTGGTACCCCGACGAACATGGAGAGCTCCACTACCTGCTCCCGGAATACGTCAACATGTCGCTCAAACCAGGAATAGGCGCGGACTACTTCAATGAGTACCAAAGCGATTTCTATAAAGACACGGTGCCGGTACCCGGCAAAGGCCGATGTCACAAGATACCTCGCTACTATCAAACAATTCTCGAATCACAGTTCCCGGATCGAGCCGAAGAAATTAAACGGCTTCGCAGGGTCTTCTACGAAAACCATCGCGAAGAATTCACGCCAAAACGCCTGATGGATAAGTACAAAGTAACCAAGGCACGACTGGCACAACAAAGGAGAGCATTATGAAAAATAAAGAACAGGAACCTATCTACAGTCCAGATTGGCCGCTTCCACACAGAGCAATCTATGAGGAGTGGTTCAAACAACTGAAAGAACAGGAGAGCACTATTAAAAACGAGTATGAAGTCAGGATCTACGACGTAGCAAAAAACGGCTACGTTCTCGAAAGCTATTTCGCGTTCAGAGTTGCCGGCGTCAAGCCGGAGCTGCTTATTGCAGCGATCAAAAAATACGAAAGGGAGAGCAAAAAATGAAACTTAACGCATACTCAATTTACGACCAGGCAGCCGCTGCATACATGCGGCCCTTCTTCACCGAAGCCGACGGCCGAGCCCGTCGCATGTTCGGTGACCTGGCAAACGACCCCGATCACGATATCGGGAAACACCCTAAAGACTATTCAGTCTGGCGGATCGGCATCTTCGACGATCAGAAAGGCCAGCTGATCCCGGAACAAGGCGAATGCCTGGCAACAGCGCTGGAAATGCAAGCGCTGCACAACAACCACGTAGCAGATACGGAGTAAGACATGGCCCGGACGAATATGAAGCACGACTTCGCACAGATACCGCAAGCGAATATACCGCGGTCATCGTTCAATCTTTCACACGTTCACAAGACGACGTTCGACGCTGATTACCTGGTACCTATCATGGTCCAGGATGTAATCCCTGGAGACACCTGGAATCTCAACCTGACGCATTTTGTCAGGCTTGCTACTCCGCTGCATCCGATCATGGACAATATTTACGTGGATACGTTCCACTTTTTCGTTCCCT